TTAATCATAGTTCTGCCGTAAATTCAATAAACGCGTCTGCATCATTTGAACCCCCTATCATCATTGCGTTCCCATTACTTTCACCATGCCCACCACTAACAACAGCTTCAAGTGTTGGACTTATCCTATTTGCATAAACTGCGTTTATACTTGTTAAGTCATCTGCGTTAGGAGCAACTAGTCTAAATGTACCTGAATGTCCATGAGAAGGGTCAGTCCTCATTCTAGTTGGAAGTCTAAACATAACTGTACCTGACGTAGAACTGTGTATATACCCTACACCTAAAAATGCATAAGTGTTATATGTGGTTAATCTTGTGTAGTATCTTTGACATTTTTCTATCGTTGTTGCAAAAGGCTCATGCTCAAACTCTGTTGGGTTCTGCCCAACTTCTAACTGAACACCTGTAATAAAAAATGTGTTGTCTGTGCTTGAAAAGAAACTGTCTATACCTGTTGCTCTGTCATCAGCATCTTCTGCTTGCCATGTTGTTGCTAAAGTACCACCTGTATAAGTAGCTCCTGCATGAAGCCATATATTAAATCTTATACTTCCTCCATTATCATCACCAAATGCTCCTGTAGTATCAGCAGGAAAAGTTATTTCATGTCTTGTCCAATCTGTTCCTACAGTAAATGTTTTATTAACATGTCTATTATTATCTGTATCAAATAGTTCAGCTACGTATGTTTTACTTGCGTTAGCTTTTGCATAGAAGCTCAAAGCAAAAGGTTTAGCTTCTGATGTTCCCTTTGCAAATCCTTGTAGATTTTGTCCTTCAATTCTTTGTTGAAGTATAAAATATTCACCTGATGCTATTGAAGTATCAGCCGTAGTACAAGCAAGTTTTAAACTTTTTGCAAAACCTTGAGCAGACGGAACATCTGTATCTTGGCTCATAGTAAATACATGAGAGCCACCAGTACCTATTCTCCATCTGTCAACTGTATGATAACCAGCACCAGCACTAGCTTTTGAAGTTCCTCTTTGTGCTATGTCCATTGAACCATTAATTACAAGGTTACGAAATTTAACATTGTCTTGAAATCCAGCACTTGGTATCTTACTAAGTGGCATATTATACTCCTATCAACGCTTTTATTTCAGCGTCATTTAAACCTAAGTCTTTTAGTTTTTGTTTGCCTGTTGATGCGTCTGTTTCTTTTTGTGTTTCTGCATCTTTTAATTCTTGTATCTTTGCATTTACTTCTGCTTCAGTTGGCATAGTTGCACCATCTTTAATAATCTTAATGTATTGGTATTGCATACGATCTTCGTTAGGAATTTTATTTCCATTGTCGTCATGTGTTTTCCAGCCGTACCAGTTGCCACCATTGAAAGTATGAAGTGCATTTTGAAAATAATCTCTATCCATTTTATGTATCTCCCATTCTTAAAACACTAAAACAAGTTTCATTATAATTTGTGTTTCCAACTAATACACTTCCTGATGAAAAGGATTTAGTTTCGAATTTAAATTTATGAGTTGTAGTATTTGTAACATCAAACATAAATGTACTACTGCTAGATGCATCAGCAATAGAACCACCTCTATTTGTACAAATTACATCTGCAGCATCATAATAATTTGTATCATCATTTGTAGTACGAAGCATAAGCCTTACTTGTCTTTCTCCAGAAGCAATAGTAAATGTGCCTGTAAAAATAATTAAATATATTCCTGTAGAAGGAAAACTAAATATTCCAGAGCTTTCTGTTAAGCCTGTTCCAATTCTTCCATAATTAGTACTATCATTTCTTTCCCAATTAGAAGTAACATCTGCATCAGTTCCAGAATTTGTACTAGCAGTTAATCTCCATTGGTCTGCCATTGTGATTGTATTAACACCACTTGCTAATTTGCTTTCAGCTATTGTTCCGTCAACTATCATATCATTAACGATTGTATTATTGGCGGG